ATGCGAGTTGAAGCAGCCATTGTTGGCAACCTTTCTAAAGTGTTATTCGCAGATCAACGGAGATTGAACTGGTTAGGTATTCGGCATTGTTTACAGCCCAAAGATACGGTTGACCAACTGAACTCAGTTTTGCGTATTGAGGCAGTGCGCCAATAACATCCTGAATTAGTTCGTCTAGTTTCTCTGAGGCTTGCTTATTGGTTGCGGTTGAGGCAACGCAAACTAACTCCAGATTGAGAATGAACTCATTACTGATTGAGTTAGCGGTTAGGTATGGTGAACCTGAATTGACGATTACGATTGGCGGAGTGACACGCTCTGGCACATAGGACAGAATGCGGATGCCAGCAAGGTCTAGGACATCGCTGAACTGTTGCTTCGCTAAAGTAATTTCGTTAGTCATTAGACACCATAGCCACAATAAGGCAGTAGCAACGGATAGACGGCAGTCATAGGGTCGCGTGCGACTCTTACGGCTGAACCGTCTCCCGAAGCAAACTGGCTGATGCCGTTAGGTGCGCTGCGACGGTGGAAGAGTTCAGAAGCGCAGATAAGAATAGCCTGTTCGTGGATGTCATTAGGGACAGTATCAATGTCTCCAATGAATCGACCAACATGGGCATTACCTGCGGTCAGGCATGACTGAGGGAAGTCGGTTTCATCCGTTCCCACATAAGCCTGAAACTCTGCCAGCGTCACAGCGACCATTAGCGAACCTACTAAGCGGTTACGTCGAGCTTGACGATTGCACCCTCGAAAGGCACAGTGATCGCAGCGTAGCCGTAAACCGAGATTGAGTCGGTCAGGGTGGTGATGTCACCGTCGGTTAGTCGAACTGGTGAACCAGCAGACTCTAGCAACTGAACAGCCTGTGAGTTAGCAAGGTAAGCAACACCGGTTGCAAGTGCTGGGTCAACGATTACTGGTAGACCTAGAACTGAACCGCGAAGACCTGGGATGTTGGCTGAACCGATGTTGTTTACACCAGCACCGTCAACATTGATAACTGGTCGAGCGTCTGACCCAACAACAGTCATGATCTTCACATAAGCGTCTGGTGCTACAAGAAGGAACTCTGGCGATAGGCCAGTGTGTCCCTGAATGTATGCTGCACCATTAGCAATACCAGTGATTAGCGAAGCAGCAGTGCCACCGTCTGCGTCGAACTCTTTACCGTTGAAGTCTAGAGCTGCCAACTTAGCAACAACAGCAGCGTTGGTTGCTGATGCGTAAGCGACAGATAGAGCGGTGAAGGCTGCGTTTAGGAATGGAACGCTTGAACGCTCAATGGTCTGACGGCTGAATGAGGTGTAACCACCATAGGTCTTGACATCTGCTGAAACAGCGTCAATGGCTAGGTTGCCGAATGATAGAGCTTCGTTCTCTGGTGACTGCTCACCAACAGCAATGGTGTTGCTTGAGATTGCAGCGTATTCAACAGTTAGGCCTGATGCAGGTAGTGCTGCGCGGCTGAATGCTGAAGCGGTTGGGCGGTTGTTGGCAATAAGGGTGTCAACATAGCCTAGGAAGCCTGGTAGGGCAACGGTGTCTGCTGAAGTGGTTGCAGTTCGTGCAAGCATCTTTGCATCTTCGTCTCCCATTACAAGAGCCTTAGCGAACTCTCCCTGTGAACGGAACTTTGGTGCTTCTACTGCTGGGGTGTTAATAGTCAGTCCTGCCTCAACGACGCGGCGCAATTCTGCAACCTCATCCTGCACCGAACGGACATCTAACTCGATGTTTTCTGACATAGTGTCACTTTCTTGTTGGATGATTGGTTCTTGAATCTCTTCGCGAACCTCTTGGATTTCCGCGCCTGAGTAGGCTGGGAACGGCACGACCGAAACCTCTTTGAGTGAGACCTTGGTGCGTGTAACTGTTGAACCTTCGCGCTCACTTTCAAGAGCGATAAAGCCAACAGAGAACTTGTTTAGAACACCATCGCGCATAAGAGCTAGGGTTTCATCGGCGGCCTGAACACCTGCGGTTAGGCGTGCAGTGATCTCGAAGCCAGCCTCAGTCTCGCGACCTGCAATGACTTTGCCGATTGGCAGTGAGTCGTGGTTGTGGCCGTAGAAGATTTTGACATCGTCAACATTGTCAACTGCGCCTGGTGCGAAGCGTTCGATGTATTGACCACCAATGTTAGCGTCTTGACCGTATGGAACGGCTAGGCCGGTAATGGTGCGCTCTTCGACAGCGTCTAAGCGCATCTCAACTGAGCGTGTTTCTAGTTCAGACATTCAGCCCTTCCTTATTTCTTACTTCTTCGAACGCGAGCAATGAAATTATTTGAAAGGCAACAACATGACTGAGAACGACCTACAAGCCTGGTTGAACGAACTAGATCTAGATGCAGAGCAGAAGCTCATGGCTGGCATGGCACTGGCACTGGCTAAATCATTCGATGAAACTGGTCACACTTCGACGGCTGCCGAATTGCGAAAGACAATCCTTGAGTTGAAGCGCATGGTGTCTGCTGGCAAGGTTGAGGTTGACCCATTGGCGGAGATGCTAAAGCGCTAATGCCTAAACCATTCCTGCAACTCCCAGCAAGGTTCACTGAACCGCTCTCAGATGATTTCGTAACTGACGGTGACAAGCTCGTTCCGTTCGTTCACGCTTTCATGCAAACTGAAGAGAGTGCCGGTCAACCTATAACCCTGGATGAATGGCAGGTCTGGTTATTGCGTCGAATGTTGGAGAGGTATCCGAATGATTATGCTGACCCGTCGCTTGCTGGCCGTTTACGCTATCGTCAGATTGTTGTCAGTCTTGGCAGGCAGAATGGTAAGTCAACACTTACTCAGGCCCTTGCACTTTATGCTCTGCTCATGCATGAGAATGGGCCAACAGTTATTGGTCTGGCATCGTCGCTAGATCAGGCAAAAATTGTTTACACTCGTGCGCTCTATTCCGTTATGGCTAACAAGTGGTTGAAGAAACGATTCAAGAAAGCCACTGAGCATCGAGGTATTCACTTGGCTGACGGTTCTGGCACTTACATGGTGAAGGCTGCTAAAGAGTCAGCGGTTCAGGGTATCAGTGTGAGCTTCGGCATCATTGACGAATTGCACATCATTCCCGAAGGCTTGTTCTCAGCACTAACTCTTGGAACTTCTACACGCAAAGATGGCCTCGTTGTTGGCATCACTACTGCCGGCGATGAAAACTCAAAGACACTTATTGACCTTTACAAAACAGGCCAGAAGGCTGTTGACGGTGACCCAGAATTTGAACGCTTCGGCTTCTTCTGTTGGGAAGCACCTGACCAGTTGCAAATAGATGATCCGAAAGCAATCTACGCAGCAAACCCTGCTGTGGCTGCTGGTCGAGTCCCTATTGAAAGAGTGTTGTCAGATGTCCGCACTATCCCAGAACATGAAGCTCGAAGGTATCGACTCAACCAGTTCATCAATGGTGGTGCAAACTCTTGGCTACCAACAGAACTAATGAAGAAGGCAACTGGCACAGGTGTCAGCAACATGACTGGCGCAGTCTTCGCTGTTGACCGCACAAAGAATTGGGAATACGCCACAATCGCTGTCGCTAACCAGAACGGTGACATCACTGAAACTGAAATCGTCGCATCAATCGTCAACCCAACTGAAGAAATACTATTCAATGAGCTTGTCCGCCTGGCAACCAAATTCTCTGCTAGGGCTATTGTTGCCGACGAACAGCAATTTCCTAACATGGCTAAGAGGCTTCGAGAAACAGGTCTACCGTTCTGGCGTTTATACACGAAAGAAGTTTCAGCAGCGTGTTCAACTGTTTATGCCATGTTCAGCAACAACACTATTCGCCATGCTGGTGATCCATTGCTGTTGAAACAATCACCAGGTGGAGTGACTAAGTATTCAGGTGAGTCATGGCTAATTAGTCGCAGGGACAGCATCGGTGACATTGACGCACTCATGGCAACACTCTTCGCAATCTATGTTTCAACAATTGCGCGACACGCCACAGTGCAAGTGTTTTGAGTTATCCACAGGATGTGTATAACATTATGGCATGGCATCACTATGGCAACGCCTAACTGGCGCACCAGTTCAAGAAGCTCGTGCAGCCCAGCCAACCATTCCAACTAGGTTGGCAACTTCAGTGACCCCAGATTCTTCACTGACATTGACTGCTGTTTATCGTGCAGTGCAAATCATTGCAACCCCAGTGTCAAAGATGAACATTGACACATTCCGCTACGCCACAGGCCTAGAAGCAAAAATCGAAAACCCATTGCTAGTCAACCGACCTAACTTGGACGACACCCGACGCGACTTCTTGTTTCAGACTGTTGTCAGCCTGGCACTTGAGGGCAACGCCTTCTGGTATAAGCAATACGGTTCAAATGGTCAGGTCAACAACCTAACGATTCTCCCAGCGTCAGCAGTGTCAATCTCACAGGACTCTGCAACTGCTCGCAAAACCTACAATTATGAGGGCAAGTCCTACACTTCAAACGAAATTGAACACCTTCGCCTATTCCCTCGCGCTGGTTATCTTCGAGGTGTCAGCCCAATCGAATCATGTTCAGCAGATCTTGCTGCAGCAATTGACCTTCGCGACTATGCAAAGAACTGGTTCAGTTCAGCAGGAGTGCCAACCGGTATCTTGAAAACTGGCCAAATGGTCAACCAAGCAGATGCCGAGCTAATCACTAACAACTGGCACAACAAGCAACAGAACCGTCAAATCGCTGTTCTTGGTTCAGGCTTCGAGTTCCAAGAGATTCAGGTTGACCCAGCCAAGGCCCAGTTCACTGAGCAACAGGCTCAGGCTGTTCAGCAAATTGCACGACTCTTCGGAGTCCCTGCTCGACTGTTGCTAACTGGTGTTGACGGCACTTCGGACACTTACAGCAACCTAAGCGATGAGAACCAAGTCTTCTACCGTCACACGCTAATGGCCTATACCGACGCAATCTCAGATGCTCTAAGCAACTGTCTGCCTAGAGGCACACGCTCAGAGTTCAACTTCGAGAGCCTATTCCGCGCCGACCAGCAGAACCGCTTCCAAATGTGGAACACTGCTTTGGCTGGCGAAGCGTTTATGACTGTTGAAGAAGTAAGAAATAAGGAAGGGCTGAATGTCTGAACTAGAAACACGCTCAGTTGAGATGCGCTTAGACGCTGTCGAAGAGCGCACCATTACCGGCCTAGCCGTTCCATACGGTCAAGACGCTAACATTGGTGGTCAATACATCGAACGCTTCGCACCAGGCGCAGTTGACAATGTTGACGATGTCAAAATCTTTTACGGCCACAACCATGACTCACTGCCAATCGGCAAAGTCATTGCAGGTCGTGAGACTGAGGCTGGCTTCGAGATCACTGCACGACTAACCGCAGGTGTTCAAGCAGCCGATGAAACCCTAGCTCTTATGCGCGACGGTGTTCTAAACAAGTTCTCTGTTGGCTTTATCGCTCTTGAAAGTGAGCGCGAAGGTTCAACAGTCACACGCACCAAGGTCTCACTCAAAGAGGTCTCGGTCGTGCCGTTCCCAGCCTACTCAGGCGCGGAAATCCAAGAGGTTCGACAGGAAACTGAAGAGCCAATCATCGAACAAGAAAGCGACACTATGTCAGAAAACATCGAGTTGGATGTTCGTTCGGTTCAGGATGAGGTCGCAGAATTGCGCCGCGTCGTTGAGGCAGGACTAACTATCAACACCCCAGCAGTAGAAGCACCAAAGTTCCGTTCACAGGGAGAGTTCGCAAAGGCTCTAGTTGCCGGTGACGAAGATGCAAAGATGCTTGCACGAACCGCAACCACTTCAGCAGACACCGTTGCCCTACCAGGCTGGTTGGGTTATGTTGACACCCTTATTGCCAACAACCGCCCAACCGCTTCAGCATTCAGCCGTGCAGCACTACCTGCATCAGGCCTAACTGTTGAATACGCTGCAATCTCAAGCAACACCATTGCTGTTGGTGAGCAGTCACCAGAGAACGAAGCTCTATCATTCGGCAACCTAGCAATTGACGCTGTTTCAGCAGATGTCAAGACCTATGGTGGTTACACCTCATTCAGCCGTCAGACCATTGAGCGTTCAAGCGTTCCATTCCTAAACGCAGCATTCAGCGCATTGTCTGTTGCTTACGCAACCGGACCATAACGTGGTGTTGTTGCGAAGTTGGAAGGTCTAGCCTGGACTGGCAAAATCTTAGACGCAGACGGTGGCACTGCTGCTTCTCTAATCGAAGGTGTTGCAAACGGTGCAGCCTACATTCAGGCAAACACTGGCCTAAGCCCAGAGTTCATCATTGCAGCTCCTGACGCTTATGTGAAGATCATGACTGTTGCTGGCTCAGACGGCCGCCCAGTTGTAAATGTTGACGGTGCTGGCGTGAACAATGTTGGTTCAGGCAACATCCCAGGTCTACGCGGTTCGCTTCTTGGCTTGCCAGTTATCGTTGACCCTGCACTTGCAACCGGTGTTGTCTACATGGCTAACTCACAGGCTGTTCAGTTGCT